GCATTTTCCAGACCCTCGACGGGCAGGAAGAAAAGTATTCGGAAAAAGACTTCGAGCAAGATCCTGAACTGGAGACGATGCTTGAGGCTGTCGGCACCAAAGAGATTCGCCAGCGCCGCGTGAAGCGCCGCAAGGTGCGCAAGTACATCATGAGCGGCAGCAAGGTGCTGGAGGACAGCGGCTACATTGCCGGCGACCAGATCCCGATCATTCCCGTCTATGGCAAGCGTTGGTTTGTGGACAACGTCGAGCGGTGCATGGGCCATGTGCGTTTGGCCAAGGACGCCCAGCGGCTGAAGAACATGCAGCTTTCCAAGCTGGGCGAAATCAGCGCGCTTTCGACCATCGAGAAGCCGATCTTCACGCCGGAGCAAGTGGCCGGCCATGAGATGATGTGGTCTGAGGACAACCTCAAAAACTATCCCTACCTGCTCCTGAACACTGTGACCGACGCCAACGGCGGTGAGACGCTTGCCGGCCCGGTCGGCTACACCAAGCCGCCGCAGATCCCGCCTGCGCTGGCTGGCCTGTTGCAGATCACCGAGCAGGACATGAACGATCTGCTGGGCAAGCCCGATGCTGCCGAGGAGGTCGTCTCCAACATCAGCGGTAAGGCCGTGGAACTGATCCAGCAGCGTCTGGACATGCAGACCTTTATCTACATGTCGAACATGTCCAAGGCCGTGAAGCGTTGCGGTGAGGTCTGGCTGTCGATGGCGCGTGACATCGTGGTCGAGCCTGGCCGCAAGATGAAGTCGGTGGGCTTGGGCGGTGAGTTGTCCAGCATTGAAATCGGCAAGCCGATGCTCAACCCCAAGACCGGCGAAGTCGAATACGAAAACGACCTGTCCAACGCCAAGTTCGACGTGGCTGTTGATGTCGGCCCGGCCTCGGCCACCAAGCGCAGCGCCACGGTTCGCGCGCTGTTGGGCATGATCCAGATCGCGCCAGATCCTGAGACGCAGCAGGTGCTGACCTCAATGGCCATGATGAACATGGACGGCGAGGGCATCGGCGAGGTGCGCGCTTACTTCCGCGACAAGCTGATCAAGATGGGCGTCATCCAGCCGACCGAGCAGGAAGGCGAGAAGCTGTTGGCCGAAATGCAGGCCGCGCAGCAGCCCGATCCGCAGGCGCTCTACCTTCAGGCCGCCGCGATGGAAGCGCAGGCCAAGGCTGGCCAGGCTCAGGCCAATACAGAATACACCTTGGCGCGTGCGGAAGAGACCCGCGCCAAGACCGTTGAGGTGCTTGCTGGCATTCAGCAGAAAGAGCGCACCAACGTCGTGAAAACGGCGAAGGCTTTGCAAGAGACCGTCGCCACCGGAATGCGGCAACCGCCCAGCCGCACAATGTAATGGGTGAGAAAATCGCGAGGATCGCATGACTGAATTGGCAGAACAGATCGAAGAGGACTTTGAAGTCGAGGCTGAAGAAACTGAACTAGAGGCCGAAGATGCCGAGATGGCAGATGAGGCTGAAGGCGAAGGCGATGAGGCCGAAGATGGAGAGGTTGTCATTTCGATTAACGGGGAAGCGCCAGCCCCGGAAGAAGATGAGGAGGCCCGCGCGCCCGATTGGGTTCGTGACCTTCGCAAGCAGTATCGTGAGGAGAAACGTCGAGCCAAGGAGCTTGAACAGCGTTTAGCGCAGGTCGAACAGCGGAACACACCTGGGGTCGCGCCCCTTGGACCGAAGCCAACGCTTGAGAAAGCCGATTACGACACCGACCGATACGAGCGGGAACTGACCGCATGGTACGACAAGAAGCGCCAGCACGACGACCGTGAGGCTGCCATGAAGTCTGAACACCAAGCTGTTCAGAAAGAATGGGAGCGCAAGTTGGAGGGCTACCAGGGGGCGAAGGCCAGCCTGAAGGTGCGTGACTTTGAGTTTGCCGAGGATGTCGTCCAAGACACCCTCAGCGTCATGCAACAGGGTATGATCGTTCAAGGTGCCGAAAACCCGGCTCTTGTCGTTTATGCCTTGGGCAAGAACCCGAAAAAAGCGAAGGAAATCGCTTCCATCACCGATCCCGTGAAGTTCGCCTTCGCGGTTGCGAAATTGGAGACGCAGTTGAAGATCTCGAACCGTAAGGCTCAATCGTCACCCGAGCGCAAGATCAGCGGCACCGCCCGCCCGTCTGGCGCGGTTGACAGCACCCTAGACCGCCTGCGGTCTGAAGCAGAAAAGACTGGCGACTATTCCAAGGTTTTCCAGTATAAGAAGCAGAAGGCCAAGGGCTAAACCCCACATGAAGGACCACGGAAATGGCTAACGCTTTTTCAAAAGAAGAACGAGTTGCCTTTGAGAACATCCTCGAAGGCTTCAACGATGCGCTGGTAATGTCGCGCAACGTGTCGGTGTACAACACCGACGGCTCGATGATGGAACGCACCAACGACGTGATCTGGCGTCCGCAGCCTTACATTGCGACCTCGATCAACGGCGCACCGCGCACCGACATCTCGGCTCAGTTCGTTGACTTCACGCAGCTTGCTGTCCCGGCAACTCTCGGTTTTAACAAGACCGTGCCGTTTGCTCTGGACGCCAAAGAACTGCGCGATCAGTTGCAGGAAGGCCGCCTTGGTGACAGTGCGAAGCAGAAGCTTGCTTCGGACATCAACGTCGCCATCATGAACGTGGCTGCTGCTCAGTCCACCCTCGTCGTGACCCGTTCGGCCTCTGCCGGCGGCTACTCGGATGTGGCTGAATGCGACGCTGTGTTCAACGAGCAGGGCGTCCAGATGTTCGACCGTTATCTGGCGCTGTCTTCGCGTTCGTATAACGGCATGGCGTCGGATCTCGCTGGCCGTCAGACCATGACGGGCAAGCCGACCACCGCCTATGAGCGTTCGTTCGTCGGTGAGGTTGCTGGCTTCCAGACCTACAAGATGGACTATGCCAACCGCATCACTGGGAACACCACCCCGGTCGGTGACATCGACATCAACGGCGCGAACCAGTACTACACCCCGGCTGCGACCTCGACCGCAGGCACGGGTGAAACCGCCAACGTGGACAACCGCTTCCAGTCGCTCAACGTCACCTTGGCAGCCGGTGCTGTCCTGCGTGTCGGCGATGCGTTCAAGATCGCGGGCGTCAACGCTGTGCATCACATCACCAAGGGCGACACTGGCCAGGCCAAGACGTTCCGCGTGATCTCGATCACCTCGGGCGGCGGCACTGCCGGCAACAACACCATCGTCATCTCCCCGCCGATCATCTCGGCTGGTGGTTCGACCGATGCTGAATTGCAGTACAAGAACGTCACTGCAACCCCGGCTGACAACGCTGTCATCACCATCCTGAACGTCGATGACGCTGACATCAACTGCTTCTGGCAGAAAGACGCTCTGGAAATCCTGCCGGGCCGCTACTCCATCCCGACCAACGCTGGCGTTGACGTGATGCGTGGCACCACCGATCAGGGCATCGAACTGGTGATGCAGAAGTTCTACGACATCAACACCGCCGTCACGAAGTATCGTATGGATACCTTCTTCGGCGTTGTGAACAAGCAGCCCGAGATGTCGGGTATCTTGCTCTTCAATCAGGTTCCCTGATTGTGATCTTTGGGGGCGGGGAAACTCGCCCCCTTCAACCATCTAGGGGTCTAATGCCATGCCGTTGAAAAAAGGTTACAGCCGCACGTCCATCGGTGAGAATATCAAGATGGAGGAGAAGTCTGGCAAACCGCGCAAGCAGGCCATCGCCATCGCATTGAACACCGCACGCACCGCAGCCATGAAAGCCGGCAAGCCCGGCAAAGCACCGAAAGGGAAGAAATAATGCCTGGTGGTCTCTACGCCAACATTCAGAAAAAGCGCGAGCGCATCAAAGCCGGATCTGGCGAGAAGATGCGCAAGCCTGGCACCAAGGGCGCGCCGACCGCAGCCGCATTCAAGGCATCGGAAAAGACAGCCAAGAAGGGCAAAAAATGACGACCATGCTTTACAAATCTCCCGGCGCGTTTAAGCGGAGCGCGACCGAGACGTTTGATCTGTGCATCGTGGACGATGATAAGATTGAAGCCAGCATCAAGGCTGGCTGGCACTTCACCGTGCGAGAGGCTATTGAGGCCGCCAGCGGTGCTGTGCAAGATCCTGAACCCGAGGCCAAGGCTAAACCAAAGCGTGGCCACACGCGCAAATCTGAGGCTGAGTGATGGCATACACCAAGCGCGACATCGTGAACCGGGCATTCGAAGAGATCGGCCTCGCTGGCTATGTCTTTGACTTGGCCCCGCAGCAGTTGGAAGGTGCCTTGCAGCGCCTCGACGCGATGATGGCAACGTGGAACGGCAAGGGCATCCGCCTGCGCTATCCGCTGCCGTCGTCCAACGCTGCCAGCGATCTTGACCAGATCATCGGCGTTCCCGATGACGCGCTTGAAGCCATGCACCTCAATCTGGCCGTGCGCATCGCGCCGGGTTATGGTAAGACAGTTTCACCAGACACGAAGGCCAACGCTCAAATGTCGTACAAGGCGCTGCTGTCCAGATCGACCTTCCCGACCGAAATGCAGCTTGGTGATATGACGATCCCGAGCGGCCAGGGCAACAAGGGCTGGCGCTATTACAACGACGCATTCCTGCGTCAACCAATTGACCCGCTGACGGTTGGCCCGGACAGCGCATTGACATGGGAATGATGCAATGACCAACATCAATCAGCTTTCTTCGCTTGACACGATCCAGCTTGGCGATCTGCTCGCCGTCTGGGCCACGAATAACGGCGACACGCGCAAAGCATCGATGAGCCTGCTGCTGACCTTCATGCAGGACAACCTGGCGCTGCCGGGTTCGCTGACGACGCAATACGCGGCACCCAGCGCCACGGGCTTTTCTGTGACTGTAGCTGCGGGCGACACTTGGCTGTTGCTGACGCCGACCGCCACCTTCGCGGCTGGCACCATCGTGCTGCCCTCGGCGCCGACCGACAAGCAGGAGGTGAGCGTCAACTGCACGCAGATCGTCACCGCGCTGACCGTCTCGGCTGGCGGCACCACTGTCACCGGCGCGCCGACCACTTTGGCCGCTGCCAACGCCTTCTTCACCATGCGATATGATGCTGCTACGTCGGCATGGTATCGGGTATCCTAAACACAAGGACGATGACCATGTTCCTCTACGCATCCGCAGTCAGCACTGAAAAAGAAATCCTGATCCCGCGCGGATCGTCCCTGAGCGTGGGCAGCATTGGCGACCAGCCGACGCTGGTACAGATCGGCTTGCAAACCCCGACCGGCGTGGTCGAGCTTCTGAACCGCGCGCAGACCTTCGGCCCATATGCCAACGACCGCGTTGCCACGATCTACAATCGCGGCGCAACGGTGGAGTACGATGTGGCGGTGCAGCCGAAGCTGCGCAGCTTCCCGGCTCTGGTGCTTGGCAGCCTGACGCCCGTCAGCATCGTGCAGGCGGCTGCTACCTTCACCACTTTGACCTATGACGATGACGCGGGGGACGTGAAACTGGTGAGCGCTGGCGTTCACGGCCTCACAAACACGGTCTCTCAGGGCAGCGATCTGTTCATCACCTGGACTGGCGGCAAGGCGGCAACCGGCTTCTACGAGTTGCTGGATGCGGACACAGCCACCGACGAGGTGACGATTGACCTGCCTTACATCGACGCGACCGTGACCATCACCATTGCCGCCCCTGGCGTGGTCACATGGACTGGTCACGGCCTGTCGGTGAATGACACGATCCGCTTCACGACCACCGGCGCCCTGCCGACCGGCTTGGCAATCAATACGACCTATTACGTCAAGACAGTGCTTTCGCCCAACACCTTCACCGTTTCCGCATCTGCGGGCGGCGCGGCGATCACGACGAGCGGCACTCAGTCTGGCACCCAAACTGCTTTGGTCTGGTATGGCGTCCCTGTCGTGACAGTGGCAAACACTGCAATCACGCTGGCATCTGTCACGGTGCCGGGCTGGTCGATGGGCGTGGGCGGCGGCATGGAGGTCGATGCCCTGTTCACTTTGACCAACAGCGCGGCGGCAAAGAACCTCGGAATGTCTTATGGCGGTGGCGCGATCTTGACTGTTTCGGCAGCCAATAACGCCAGCGCCTGCGTGCAAAAGCTGATGTGCAATCGCGGCAACAGCCAAATCATTACCAACTCGGTGAGCATGGTTGGCCACGGGCTTTCGGTCGTTGACAACACGCTGATCACAGTGGACGCCACGGTTGACCAGACC